ATTTAGTAAGTCCATATTAGTAACCCAGTCTGAACCAACTGCTTCAGTTAGAACAGTTGCAAGATTTGAATTACATGATGCTAACCATCTACGTGGAGTAACACCATTAGTTACATTAGTAAACTTATGGGGCCACATATCATAAAACTCTGGCATCAATTGTTTCTTAATAAGATCAGAATGTAACGCTGCAACACCATTAACATGATGAGAACCAACAGTAGCAAGATGTGCCATACGAACTGACTTATTACCATGCTCATCAATGATAGACATCTTCTCTAACATTGATTCATCAGCAGGATACTTTATACGAACAGCATTAAGGAACCTACGATTAATCTCATAGATGATCTCCATGTGACGTGGTAGTAGAGACTTAAAGAGTCTAAGATCCCACTTCTCTAATGCCTCTGGAAGAAGAGTATGATTTGTATATGCTATAGCAGCATGAGTTATCTCCCATGCATCTTCCCACTCTAAGTGTCTAACATCTACAAGAAGTCTCATCAACTCTGCAACAGCAACAGATGGATGAGTATCATTCAACTGTACTTGATAATGCTTTGCAAAATTCTCAATAGGAATACCTCTCCTATCAAGACTATTAAACATATCTTGAAGAGAAGCACTTACAAAGAAGTATTGTTGTTTTAATCTAAGTGTCTTACCTTGATCTGTACCATCATTAGGATATAATACCTTGGAGATAGTTTCAGAAGACACACTCTGTTCTACTGAACCAAGATAGTCTCCAATATTAAATGCATAGAAGTCAAATACATCTGTTGCATCTGCTCTCCACAATCTGATCCTATTACAACTGTTAACTTTATATCCTAACTGCAATACATCATAGGGTACAGCAACTACCTGCTCTTCAGGAACCCAACGACATCTATAGTTATTATGATCTGATACATAATTCTCTACTCTACCACCAAACCCAACATGAACAGATTCATCTGGATAAGATAATTCCCAAGGCCAATCTCCATGCAACCAATTATCTGTAATCTCTATTTGTTGATTATCTCTAACTACCTGTTTAAAAATACCATACTTATATCTAATACCATATCCAGTGGAAGGTATCTTTAAAGTCGCTAAGGACTCCATATAACACGCTGCAAGACGACCTAAACCACCATTACCTAGTCCAGGTTCCTCTGCACAATCAAGGATCTTATCCAAGCACTGATCATACTCTGATAGTGCTTCTTCTGCTTCCTTTTTAATACCTAGATTTAAAAGATTGTTATTAAGTTGTGGTCCAATTAAAAACTCTGCGGATAAATAAGCAACTTCCTTTTCATTAGACTGTTGGTTATTTAACCAATATGACATCATCTGATCTCTTACAGCATAACATAATGCCATATAGAAATCATGCTTACTAGCATTGTCTGGTCTTTTACCTAGCGTGTAGTAAAGACGATCATTGATACCATTATTAAGTAGAGACATATCTTATGATTAGATAAAAGTATTATAACCTATCTATTCAGAAGCCTCCACTTTTTTCTTAGAACCGATGTTATATTTTTGTTCCAGGATCCAATCGTTCTTATCTTTGTATGCCAACACCTTAATTTGATTCAAAGGTGCAACATCTACTATAGACTCTGCATTAACTACAGATATCAATCCCCAATCAGAAAGCAAGCGAGCGATACGATTCCGACGCTGAACATCGTTAACAGTAAGATTGGCATGCTTGCCATCTAATGCAAATAATTCTTTGAAGTGAGTAATATAATATCTACCTTGCTTATGAAGAATGTGGCAAGATTGATATAACTTTTTCTCTTTCCTAGATGCTACTCCAATTCTTGTTAAAGTCTCACGGACTTTTAAGAAATCATCTGGTTCGTTAAGCATAACCTCCACCATCATCTCAGGCTTCCAGTTAACTTGTGGTTCAATAGTGCTAGTAGTCACGCCACTCCTCCAATGTCAAGTCGTTGTTTAATAAATTCGAGTTGTTGCTTTGATAAAATATTCAACGCTTGCATTGCTTTTTCATTACTATATCCATAGTATTGTTTAACAAGGTCAAGGTTACTAATCTTATCTTTTCGCATCCACGGAGAGAATCTCTTCCGTTTCCTGAGACTATTTAGATAAAAATTATATTGCATATCCCTATCTAAAGCAGGATATTTGTTCATTTCATTAGCAAAGAGTATGCAATCTAGGTGTGCAGATAAGCATTTGTTAATAATATAAGGAGGATAATCTTTAATCGCATTAGGATCTTCTGTAAGATTCTCCTTGGTTTGGTTAATTGAATTTAACCATTCCTTCAATTCAGTTTTCATTGTTAAAATGATTCCATAATTGCGGTGACACTAACGACTGTAGCGTTAGGATTACGTGCTAAGGCAACTTTCTTTGCCTCTTGATAATCTTTTGCATGGACATCTTCATTAAAGAGTTGTCCAGCAACGTATAATTGTACTCTACATTTCATTGTTCTTGTAATTTTTGTACAGCAGTTTTTATTTGTATTGATGGTACATCATTTAATCCATTAGCATCAAACCAAGGTGCATTCTCCCAATCAAAACCTTCACCAAATGTATTATCAGGTGACACAACATACCAATGACATTTAGCGTCAGGTATATCAACTGCACACACTGCCCAGTCATCAGACCATTGAGGTACTTGCACATACATCTGAGGTAAGTGATTTGCACCAGCAATACTTGGTAATCCTATTAAGATTCCCCACACCAAAGTTAATACAAAGCCTATAGTAACTAACTTACTTTTCATTGTTCAGTGTCCTTTGGCAAATAAACTTCTACAGTAGAATGACATTTTGGACATGATAGATTAGTAACTATAGCAATGTCTTCACACCCATAGTCTTCACCATCAAAATCTGATCCCCAGATCAGTTCAGTATTACAGTGCCAACAATTCATTACTCAATCTCCGATTGAATAAGGGTTTCTGCTTCAGCAAAAGTTTTAGGAGAAATTGGAATTGCAGATTTTGACTCTGCTTCTTTCTTCCACTGTATCTCTTCTTGTCCCTTTTGTTCCTGTAGAATAGATATCAGTCCACGTTCATAATTGAATAAAAGAAGTTCTTTTCTTTTCTTCTGATCTTCTTTATAATCATTAGTAGATCTCATAGTATATGTTAGATCATACTCTTGTGCTTGCCATTCATTATCAAACCGACTCTTAACCAACTCACTACTATTGTAAGATATTAATTGATGAGCAGTAGTTCTACAACATACATCAGCAAACTCATCATGATCAAAATTCTTATGCATTCCACCCTTCTTACCATATAAGTTATCCTTAATATCATAAGGAGGATCTAAGTACATAAAACAATCACCACCTTCAAACATTAACTCTTTATAATCCTTATTAGTTATTCTCCAAAACTTAATTAGTTCTTGATAATCATCTAATCTTTTAATTCCAGCAAGGGTAAAGTTGGATTTGCTTGCCTGAGCACTGAAGGACGAGGACTCAGACAAACCACTAAAAGAGCACTTATTGATAATATAAAAATTAATTGCCCTGTCCAAGGGGGTAGCTTCTTTGTCATACAAATCCTCCTTTGCTTTTAAAAATAATTCCTTTGCCTTTTCCTCAGTCTTATTAGCATTTTTAAGTTTAACTAATCTCTTTTTCATTTCTGCACCATCTGCTTTCAACTGTTGCCAGAAGTTAGCAAGAGGTTCATATGCATCATTAACCCAAATCTCTAGATGTGGATACTTCTTTGTAATATGAAGAGCAAAAGATCCTCCACCAAGAAATGGTTCACGATACTGTTTATACCTACTACCCTGATCCAAGTTAGGTAAAAAATTATCCATCTTAGCACAAGCACGAGACTTGCCACCAGGATATCTTAAAGGTGTTTTTAATAATTTATCAGATCCTTTAAGATTAAACACCTGATCTTTTTTGTGTTGGTGTAATGGCATAATAAAAATTCTTCTATAATTATTTAGAGAATAGTCTCTAGAGAATTTAAAAGTTCTCTAGCAGTTATCTCCTTATCACTAGGTTCAATTCCTTCAGCAAGCATTGTATAATCTCCTTCCAGAAGTTTAAACGTTGCACCCGCACCGTCACACTCCGATCTAGAGTATACAATATCCCATGTAGTAACACCTATAGACATCTTTTTAGTATCTACCAAAAGCATATACTCAAATGTCTTTTTGAGATCCTCTCTTTTTAGTTCATTGTTCTTCTTTTGACCTGGTCTTTTATTAATGAGAACAACTCTCTTACAAGAACCATTCTTATTAAAAAGTCCAAGACTACCTTTCATTTCATAAGGAACACCATTGGTGTCATAAAAATCCTTACCATCTTCATGGTCTCCAACATATGTTAGTTGATTACCAGACCACTTTTCAAAAGACTTCTCTTGAAGATAAGTCCTAAGAGGACGGAAGGCATTGGTTTTTAACTCTGGAGTATTAGTTGCCTGAACACATCCAAAGAAATTGCTCAAATCACAAAGGTTAATGTCAATCATTAGGGAACAATAATACCTTCTTGTACACTATCTGGTTGGACAATCTTACTAAATTGATTCTTGTAATGATCCACTACTTGTTCTGCAGGATCAGCAACATAAATTACATGTTCCTGTTTAACAGTAATATCCTCTACAGGACTACTGAGAAGAGGACACCATGAGGCAAATCCAATATTACCATCCTTAGTTGGGACAGCAACAATTGCACCACGGAAGGTTACAGTAGAATCATTAACATCTACCACATCTGCTATAACATCTTCAGATGTACTTAAACGAACGATCTTTACGTTCATTTCATTTCTTGGTCTTGCTTCAGTCATTTGAATTCGCATTCACACATTAGTTCAGTTAAAGCCGCTAAAAGATTGATCTCTTGATCAGCAACAAACGCTATCTGATATTGATACTTTGCAATAATCAGCACGGCTGCAGGTATGCTGCTTGGTACTAGAGAACCGTACATACAATCGTAGATTCTCCTAAGGATAAGAGCAGGATCATTATCCAGATTCTGGACTACCCATTTACGGACTTCCGTAAAATTCTTAACCTTTAAGTTTTTTACTAAATCCTCAGTTCTTACATCCCCAAAGGTTGCAAGAATTGCAGAATCTATTTTTCCTCCAACGGAATATCGTTGACATTCATTGAGGACTCTTCTCCAATCGGGGAAGTGTTTATTGATGAGTTCTGCGAGGACTTTCTTATCAGCTTCAATCCGCTCGTCGTCCAAGATGGATACAAGTCGTTTGAAGAATTGTCCAGCGATTGCTGGTTTTTGTTTTCCTGTGATTGAGAACTCGATGACGGAGCATCTTGAATGGAGGGGTTCAATGATTTTGTTCTTGTAGTTGCAGGTAAAGATGAATCTACAGTTGTTTGAGAATTCTTCGATACTTGCTCTAAGTAAGAGTTGTACATCGGATGTTGTGTTATCTGCCTCGTCAATGATGATGACCTTGTGCTTCGCCTCCGAAGACAACGATACAGTAGATGCAAAGTTTTTTGCATTGTTACGTACCGTATCGAGGAATCGTCCCTCGTCTGATCCGTTAATGACATAGAAGTCTACTCCCAATTGATTGCACAGTGCCTTCGCAACTGTAGTTTTACCACACCCAGCAGGGCCAGATAAAAGTAAATTAGGTACTTCACCCGCTTCCAAAAACTCAAGAAAAGTTTTCTTGGTTGCTTCTGGAAGGATACATTCTTCAATAGTCTTGGGTCGATATTTTTCAACCCAAAGGAATTCATCCCTCATAATTTCTCAATCTCACATAATAAGGTGCTAGAGTCCAAGTACTAAAGGTGTTATCAGTAATACCTCTCTCTAGATTTAACTCTTGGAGCATTCCCCAATCGCCATCATCCCCAATAAGGATCTGAACCCATTGTACACCATCTTCAAGTAATTGCACAGCCTTATCTTGAGCAGCAGTCCAATCATCATATTTATTTTCAAAAGTGATGTTCTTAGGATAAGAATCATCTAATCCGCATACTTTGTACATTGTCATTTGGGTTCCAGTGTCGAATTACACCAGCAGTAATAAAGCAATTAGTAACAAGATAACTAACAAAGATAATACTCCTAATAACACATACTGCATTATCATACTTTGCAGTTTTATTATCCTCGAAACTTCCCAAGGCATATTTCCATACCTCCCACGCTTTAAGAAACATCCACTAATTTACTGAAATC